TCTGCCTTTTCTATATTTTCCTGATTCAATCTCACCAACAATATTTGTTTCTGTAAATACTGCATCTTCCATAGCAATAGTTCCAAGTATGTTAATCTTTGCCATATTTGCCATAAGACCTGTAATGTGTTGAAACTGTGATTGCATTTGGTCAAACGCATATCTTTTAGCTACAACAAAACAAGGACCTGACTTTAATACATTTGGCATAAAATCTATTATTTTTTTGTTTTCAGGCAGGAATACATAAGTTCCTTCTAAATCTCTATACTCAACTACAACTTTCCCATGTCCTGTAGAGTTAGCCCATCCTCCTGCTCTATCTGTACTATCCATAAGTGCAGAATATGGGTTTTGAAAACCATCATTATTTTCTTCTTGTGCAAATATGTACTGTTTAGCATTTGGATATTGTTCTGCCAATATTGTGTGTGGCACTCTACGAATTATTGCTAATTCTTGTGGTTGTTGGTCGTTACCAAATATTCCAGGGTAACAACTAAATGGGTCTTGTAGTTCAGCATAAGGATAAGGGTTGCCATCTTTATCTCTTTTGTGTCCTATAGTCCATGCTATAAAACCATAACCAGGTAACCATCTTGCAGCTTGTGGTAACTGCATGTGTAGTTTTTGAAATTTATCGTATGAAGTAACAATGCGTTCTAGTTTTTCTGATTTTTTTCTAGCTCTCTCGCTATCTTTTTCGTTTATAATATCTACTTTTAAATCAGGACTTCTACCTAGTTTCTGTGCAAATCTTTCTAGTGCTGTTAAAAATAAGTTAGGTGCAGGTAGTTCGTGATACTCTACATTGACTGAATTACCAAGAAGTGCTTTAACTGCAGCTTCACCACCATTCATAATGTCACGAATCCTAGACCTATCAACCATTTGTTCTTGATTAATTACTCTTAGGTAATCTATTTTATCGTATAATTTTTTACTACTTAAAGGCATTTAACTCCAATTATCTAAATCCATATTACTAGGTTCGTACCCTGAAAAGCTAGGACTATAATCGTACCCTAACTCTGCAAAGCGTTCCTTCTGCATTCTTCTTATGGCTCTCATTGGAAACCAACTAGCCATAACTATGTCAGTTTTTGTACCCACTGTCTTGCTTTTATTTTTAGCAGAACTAAAATACACCAACTGACTTGTATATAAGTTTACCTTCTCTTGTGCCTCAAAGCTAAGATATGGCAAAGAAATATTTTTTTCTTGAAACATTGGTCGCATAGCTGTCACACCATACAATGGGTCAAACTTGTTCTTAAATGTTTCGTGTCCTTCTAAAAATATACCATGACCTGATGCAAACTCCCTAATACTTTTATCTTGTCGTATTGCTTTCTGAAAACCATTTTCTTCTATAACCCAGTGTGACAAATTATACTTCATCCACCATTGTTTAATAATGTCTAGTGCTTGTGGAATACCACCACCTAAAGAGTTGTTCATATCTACCATGTGCAATTTATTTTCTACAGGTTCGTATGCCCACAAGAAAGCTGCTTGATAACCTGTAGATGCAGGGTCTAATCCTGCAATCAATCTTGTACCATGTGGTATGTGTCCTATGTCACGCTTTTGGTCACGACACTCTTCTATTTCTACTCTGTCAAATAATGCAAGTCCATCAGGCATAGCAACATTTAGATATACCATTTCGTATATAGCTCTACCACCTGTAGTTTCTGCTGCTCTTTTTCTATCCATTAACCATTTGTAAGTTCTTTTACCAGACCACAACATGCAATCTACATGTTCATCTTCGTTCCAGTCAGGTAAATTACAACCTGTGTCGTGTGCTTCTTCTACAATAGTTTTCCAGGATTCGTTGTCTAGCAAATGTGAATACAGGTCATCATAATGTTGCCTAGAACCAATAACAACCATAGCTGTATGTTCCTCTTTACGACTAGACAGTGTTGTTGTCCACCAACTCCTAGTGTTTTCTCTTGATGCAGGTTGCATAGTAGAAGTATGGTCCTCAATGTCATCTGCAATAATTAAGTCACAGTCACGAGAAAGTATCTTACCACCACGACCAATGCCTACCATTGTTGGTGACTTTATACCTGTCACTGTTCTAGTTCCTACAGTAAAACCACTTTGTGACCAAGACTTACCTGTTCTTGTTGTAGGTTTAAATTTAGGTCCTGGTCCACATATTTCCTCTATTAACAATTCATTACTTTCTAGTTGGTCAAGTACAGAACCTATTGCATTCTTTGCAATCTCTTCGTTACCACCAACCCACAAAATACGAATGTTAGGTTTCGTGCAAATGAGCCACACTGCAAAATGTATAAGTAAGTCTGTCTTACCATGTCGTGGAGGTGACAATATCATTTGTTGGTCACCATTTTCTATAGCATCTAAAATAGAGTTAATCCACTTAATATGAAAATCTGGTGTTTCGTATGGTTCTCCTGTTTCTGTTTGAAAATATCTATCTCTAAAATTACTAAAATCTTCTAATGATTTTTCTGCAACCTGTGGTAGTTCCCATTTGTCTTGTGCAGCTTTTGTTTCTAAATCTTGTAAGTATGCGTTGTATGCCATAGATACAGCACCAACAGTTGTTCCTAATATTTTTGCTACATCTGTTAATGTATTTTTTTCTTTTAAAATTTCTGCAGCTAAACCTGATTCAACAATGTCGTTGTAAACTTTACCTCTGCGTGATTCAACATTTTTACTAGGTATAGATAATTTTTTTTCTTCTTGTGTCCACTCTAAACCTTTATCTTTAGCTCTTTTCTTTTGCATCTTAATTCTGTTAGAACATCTATCGCTACAAAATTTTGACCTTCCTTTTGGCAATACTCTATGACATCCTCCTGCGTAACATAGTTTATTTTTTTCCATAATTTTTACAATCTTTGTTCTGACACTTCATATCGTGTTGTGGTAAAAGTTCTCCACTACAACGAGGACATGTAATTGGTATCAAATTATTTTTTTATTTTTTTAATTTTTCCATTGTGTGTTCTAGCAAACTTATGAGTTTTAGTTTCTCTAATTAGAGTTCCATAATATCTTTTGCCACCCCACATCCAACTAACTTTTTTAGCCATTATTTACCTACTTTTTTTTGTGCGTTTTTATGTGCTTTAGTAAATGTACTACCTCTTTTTATAGAGTTAGTCATATACTGTATGTGTTTTTTTGTATGATGTTTAGAATGTTTTTTCATAGCATTTTGTTGATTTTTAGTTAACTTTGAAACATCAACACCTTTAACTTTTACCATGCTTTACAACTCCAATACCTAGGTGTGGTTTTATCAGTAGCAGTATCACATTTGTGTCTAGCACGAAATGATGCTCTAGCTTCCTTATTACCTTTTCTAATTTTCATGTTAGGGTCGCCAAACATTACTTTTTTAACTTTGTCGCCATCCTTAACATATACCTTAGATTTTTTTCGACCATAACCTGGTTCACCTTTTTTAATTGCACTAGGTGAATTTAAAGTTACAGACTTACCTTGGTATGTAGCCATTAGTAACCTAGTTTCTTTTTGCCTTTGCCTTTAGATTTTTTCTTTTTCTTTTTCATATACATAATTATTACTATAACACAAAACTCCACCGAAGTGGAGTTCTGTTATATACAGTGTCCAAACTGTTATGAAAGAAAAATAAAATACACAAATCATTTAACTACAAAGTCTTATGATTAGCTGTCTTTCTTTTTCTAATTGTGTACCTCTACACAATACCTAAGACTTCCTTAGGTGTAACCACTATAGTGTTGTCCAGGCACAAAGTGCAAAAAAAATTTTTTATATTACCAATAGTAAACCCTCTGTTGCCAGAGGGTCGTACTATACAAACAAAGAAAGGAGGGCTATGAATATTGTCTAAGCAACCAGAAGGTTGGATAAAGACTTCATGCCTTTCTTGTAACAGAAGTATAGCATAAAGTTAAATTAATCAAAGAAACCTGCAGGGTTTCTATATGATTATGCGTAGGCGAAAGGAGGAAACTCCTACTATAACAAAAACCCTGCACTTAAATAATACCATTTTTAAAACAAGGTGCTATAGTAGAGAAACAAGCAAAGGATTCTTCCTGCTTTTAGAAAAGGATTCTTGACCATTAACAATAAAGAAAGTGGATTAGCAGGACCATGGTAACTGGGGTTAAAGCCCATTACTTCACATTGTTAAATGTTACTGATTTTAGTTCATTCTGGTTTTTGGGAGGGAGTGACACAGGGTTAGCACCATCAATCTTTACATTTAAAGTAATTTAAATAATTACTTTTAAAGTTACCTTTACTAGCAATCAGGTACACCACTATATATAGTACCTCTATATAGAGTACCCCTTAACAGCATATATTTAGAGGGTGTACACACACACACAAGACACCCCACATTTAACCCCCCTATATGTTGTATGTCCAGTAAAAACACTACATCTTGTGGTACTATATGTCGTGGTATTGACTACATACATACACTATATGTTGTGGTACTACATCTAGTATGAATCAATATGTATACACTTTTGTTTTGTTCTGGGGATAGGTGTGCTAACTAAACATTGTGTGCAACCTAATCACAATACAACAAGAACAACCACACAGATAAGCACAGTAATCATTAGGTTATTTTAAATACTTGACAAGATATTCCACATAGTGTATAGTTCTTTAGACAAACAAATTGATTGGAGAATAATGAAGAGTAAAGTAAGTTACACAAAGACTAAACCAAATACACAAGGTATAGTTAAAGACTATCCAAAGGTAAATCTTGAGCTATCAAAACACTTAGTTGGAAGTGTTGGAATAGGATTTGGTAAC